AACCGTATCCTTGTGGAAGTTCTCTACAGCGGTCTTCAGATCTGAGCACATGCCGTCAGCAGCGGTAACCACATCATCCAATGAAGATATATCACTCATAAAATCAGCATTAAATGTCGTTGCCGTCGCCGTGTCAACTTCCTGACACACCCATTTACCACCATGAGCTAGACAATCTGCCTCATTAGCATCAAATGCGTCTCCTCCATGACAAACACACGACATAGTAGGACCATTAGAGGATGGAAGCGCAGTGAATAAGTTAGATGAGGTCTTACTAGAAATCCTATCAACAATAGAACTAGCACCGCTCAAATTCGATTTGCTTATAAATGAGTCGATATGAGACTTCGTTTTGGTAATGACATCTAAACCGTCGCCACAGCTTATAAGGTTGGACGCGCTCTTATACGCAGATAACACTGTTGTCGTTTTGGGTACATCTGCCATATTCTTATCGACAATGACCTGTATAACAGAAGAGCATACATCCACATTCTCTCCAAGTTGATCCACTTTTGAGAGCACACTCTTTATCTTCACTTGAGTTGTGGGCTCAAATCCTGATAGATTGATGTCCGATACATTAGTGTATCCCATCTTAGTACTGGCACTTACACCCTTACCGAGTGTTGACATCTGCGATAGACTCTCTTGACCAGGATATTGAATGAATGATGATGCGTTGTCCACAACATTATTGAAGCCGCCACCAGCAATGTTAGCAAAATCAGGTGTCCCCTCTGGCATTTCCTCGCCTATCCAAGAACCTCCTGTCTCCACACACTCACTCTCAGTGAATGCCATTGGATCGCCGCCTCTACAGGTATACCCTATTCTAGTGTCTTTCATATGATCTCCTACGGATTCAAATCGATTCTAGGTGCAATCACCTTGGCATTACCACCACTAACTTGATCGAATGTGCCGCCGATCTTCCTGTCCACCTTACCATCAACCTGTTCAATGAAGTTTCCTGTGATGTGGCGATGATAGTCACCATCTACCTGTTCATTAACAGTGCCCTTTGTGTATATGTTAGCATCGCCATCAACGGTTATCGATACATCACCCTTCACGTGGATGAAGTCTTCTCCATATACTATAGTGTACTGATCGCCGACAACTTTAGTGACTTTTGTGCCATCATCATGTGTCTCCTCAAACGTACCACTGTTATGATACTTGTGGAGTCTTGTAGCGCCTGGAGTGTCATCCCACTCCTCGATGTGGCCGCTTTCACTCTCTCTAACATGATTGAAAGGGTACTTAGCAGTATATGGTATATGCGGCTCTGTCCACGTCTCTGAGTGGTCACCAGTAGAGTTCGTCCCGTCCCTACCCTTGCCTATGGATACCTCTTTATCCTGCTCTCTAGCGTATTGCTTCGTCTTTACAATGGTGTTTCCGATCTTATTAGCGTGGGGTGTCTGATCTACCGGATCGATCCAGTCCTCTCCAACAGTCTCATCATTCTCGTCCGTTGTCACCCCACGAGACAGTCTATTCATATCTGGCTCATTGATGAAGTCCACTTTTGGATAAACACCCGAAGGATCTGAGAATCCCATATCGGTGTTGGGTAACCCTCTAGGTATACCTCCTATTGATCCCATAACAACAGGATCCTGTGCCGCTTCACCATCTCTGAAGAAGCCGAACACCCAAGACCCCTCTAATACGCCTAATGGCGACTGTCCAACACCATTTACATTAGCTGAGGTGATAGGCATCAGGGGATACGCCCACATCAACGTGTCTGTGGATATACCACTCTCACTCTTATCGTCAGTGTGTAAGCCTATGATACGCACTCGCACTCTTCCGAGCTGAGATGGATCATTTCTATCTTCTACAACACCCCAAAACCCGTGCATTATCATCATTCAGTCCTCAGTATATTAGATCGTATAGTCATGCCAGTAGTGTACTCGGTTTGATTGAAGTGGTGGTTAATGTCGGTGATCAAGTACCTCCCGCCGTACTTACCATCAACCTCATCTGAGTTGTTTATGCTCATTGATGGTAAGTCTAGATATATCACCTTACCACACGTTTGGTTGCTGTTTCCTGGGCCAGTGATTGACCATGTATTACCCTTCCACTCAGACATCAACTGTTTGCGTCTCATCAGCGGCTTATGTGATCCTTGATACACGGTCTCAGGGTCATTCCCTCTAATGAGATTCATCCCTGCGCCGATGGGCATATCACATTGCTCAATAACTGAGGCATTCGCTCGTGGCATCTCAACAAAATCTCTATCGTTATATGATACACCCTCAATATTCACTGTTTTATTCACTAACGAGTATTGAGTCTCATCGACACCATATAGTCCGCTTCTACACATTTCAATGGTGTCATATAATCTACTGAACTCTATATCTTCAGCATTATCTCTACTGACGCTGGATAAGTTGCTGATATTGGACATACTTCTTCGGATCGTTTGAATTGGCTCATCGTCCATCAAAGATCTCAAAGGCAGCCAATTCCACCCATCTCGATTTTCATATAACACATAATCGCTATAACCCTTATCGCTCACCGAATTCTCTGATAGCCACGATATAGCATCAAATGGATGGAGATTGGGTATAATGTATCTTGGAGCGTTCACAGATTCTACACAAGTCAGAGCATCAACATCGGATAAGTTATTCCACACGTCTCTCACAATCATATCCGATGTCTTACCTTTATATGACCTCGATATATATACACTCTCATTGTGTTCCACTTCGGGGGATATGAAGTGAATTATATACGAGCGTGTGGCACCACTGTATTGCTTACCATTATCAATACGATATATCCTAAAGGTCCTGTCGTATATAGGATCCTCTACACCCATCCAATCTGTTCTGAATGATATATTGATATATTCGTCGCCCACCAACGGCAGCATCTCAAATAATCCAAGATCATCAACAACCGACACTGTGCCTCTAGTACCCTTTCTGAAGACACTCTCGGTAACAGTAAATGATGTAAACAGTGTGTGTATATCAGTCTCTTGTCCCCAGCAATTCGTTATGCTGAAAGTCAATAGATCATACACCTTTACACTGCGTTTAGACTCCTTCATATCTTACCTTCGAAGGTGGTCTCAAACTCAGACAAATATTTCAACGGCATCACCTTCACAGTGCGTTTAGATTCATTAACAGCAGTTTCGTGTATGATGTTGGTGACATATATCAGATTATAAGTGTTCGGTTGATCTACTCTATTATCATACACCACAGCACCTGTATCATCCTCATAATGATGAAAACCGTTAATATCGTGATATTTCATAGCAGTATACCGCTCAAGCTCATCAATCGACATAGGCCACTCAGTATAGGGGTCGATGATCTCGTTGATCAACAACAACACCCAGTGCTTGTTGGGATCATTATATATTTTATATGAGAGGAGCTCCGGCGTCTCACCATCTTCAACGATGTACTCATATATATGGAACATGTCATCAATATTATCAGTGATCTTAACACGCCTAAAAATATCCTTCATTTTATGGCCGTCATAGTCAATATAAGGGAATGCCTCAAAATATCCTTTCATTACCAGCCACCTATAATCTTATCTCTTGTGATGATTTCCATCTCCTGGAATGTGAGGTTCAGCTCAACAGACACAGGCAAACCACTTTCAAGTGCTCTCCATATACCATTAGAAGCGTAGTTACAGTTCACATCCATACACACAGCAGGGCCGAACTTGAACAAGCTCTTATTTCTACCAGTGTCACTGTCCCTGTCTAGGAAGCTAATCTCAAACACATTAGGCGACTTCAACAGTGCCTGATTAAGTGATAATGAATCTGAGACATCTTTAAGTATATCGGAATTGAAAACATCGGAAGCATCTATATATGATGGAGCCGAATGGAATTTAAATGCGCCGATAATATCAATCACCGCCTGTGCTTCGTGTCTACTCTTAGGCTCAAAAACATATGGCACTGTCAATGTTCTGAGATTGGGCGACTCATATGCTACACCGAGGAAGGGATTAACGGCCACACCAGTTTTAACCGACATATCACCAGCCCACGCCGCTTTGGCTATACCACCAATGACAGTTTTAGACATGGTCGTGAAGTGCTCCTTTATCAGACCGAGAGAGTTCATATTGGCGATCTTCTCAAATCCACCATACTCACCATACACACCCTCTTGTTTCGCCCAGTTCTGGGAATATGACACATTCACAGGTGTTTGATACAACATTATGTGTTGTGCCGTCACCTTCTTCAGATCGACACTAGATTGACCTCTTGAATCTTTTGATGCGATGCTCGATAAACTGCCTTGAGCGCCGTCAAACATTCTATTGATCCTGAAGGACGCCATAAACCGCACACTCTCCATATCCTCTGGATATTTAAGTGTACTGGATGAAGATGAAACGGCGCCGACATCAACATTATCATTGAGTGTGACACTACTCGCTTTTATACCCATGTTAACCTGCTAAATATAGTTAAATCAATACTATTTAGCACATCATGAGTAAACACTACAATCAAGGCGTATGGAAACCAATCAACGAGGATAAGTATCGTGGCAATGTCGATTCAATAGTTTATAGATCGAGTTGGGAACGCCGATTCTTCACGTGGGCCGATAATGCTGTAGATGTCGTTGAATGGAACAGTGAAGAGGTCGTGGTACCGTATATAAGTCCTGTTGACAATCGACCACATCGTTATTTCGTGGACGCTTGGATGAAGATGGCAAATGGGAAGATATACTTAGTCGAGATAAAACCATTGAAGGAGACAGAGCCGCCTAAGTTACCGAAGAGTGGGAGAAGAACAAAGGGGTATATGAAGTCAATTGAGACATATGCGATAAATCAAGCGAAGTGGAAGGCAGCCAAGCTATATAGTGACAAGAGAGGGTGGGAGTTCACCATACTCACCGAGCGCGTTTTGTGTAGATGATGATAAATACATAGATGAAGAAGATAGCAAAAGGCACAGAGCAATTAGCAGCAGACGGTAACTGGTACCGTTGGAAGGGTGCTGTCTGGGCACGTGTCACGAAAACAGGTAAAACAGGTGTAATAGCACCTAAAGCTATCCAGTATGAGCTATCAAAAAAGGCAACAGGTGAGAAGATTCTTCCTGGAAAGAGTGCGCCTAAACACGCCATGAAGTGGTTCATGAATACCATTGATGATGAGATGAAGCATCCAAAGAAAGTGTCTTTTCCTAAGCACGGATCAATGGTCACATTTTTATATGATGCTAAACATCAGGACACATTACCCTATTGGGACAAACACCCATTATCAATCATCATAGGCATAGATAATGACTCACTCTTAGGCCTCAACGTTCACTATCTACCGCCTATGATAAGGGCTAGATTCTTTGATGGGTTGATGAAGTTCACTGGTAGAAATGATATTGCGGATGTCACGGATGATGATAAGTTCAACGTGAACTGGCAGGCGGTGGCGAGGATCCCATATGTCAAAAAGACAATACATAGGTACTTATTCTCACACATCAAATCACAGTTGATGGAAATATATCCAAGTGAGTGGGAAAACACACTATTCCTCCCAACTGCCAACTTCGTGGGCGCTTCTGCTAAGGAGATATGGAGAGCATGAATATAAGCGAGTTCAGATCGACCGTTTTTAATAGTGATCTCGCTAGAGACAATCTATTCGAGTTTTCGATGACCAACGTGCCAGCCTTTATCCGAGAGGACCTTGATTATGGCGATGATGTCAGAAATGTGTCCGTGTACACTAAAGGAGTCACATTTTCACCGAACTCAGTCACAAATAATCCTCGTTTAGGTGATGGATATAGGAGAGTTAAGCCTATACAAGATGTTGCCCATGAATCAGATCTGGAGATCACTCTATTAACGGATCCAGAGCACATTTATTATATGTTATTTGAGGACTGGATAACAAATATGATGATAGAGGATGACACCGTACGGTACTTTGATGATGTTACCGGTTCTTGTTTAGTCAAGCAGCTCAATAGACACGGTATGAGTGTGACCGAGTTCAAGTTTGAGGACATCTATCCAATCAGCATATCCTCGAAAGTATACGCAGCAGGATCATCGAACACACCATCAGAATTTACAGTTAATTTTTCATACAGAGACTTGACAATTATATAGGATTTTTATAATGGGTTTACCACAAATAGATTACGCAACATACCAACTAACACTACCATCAACACAACAGGTCATCAAATATAGAGCATTCAATGTTAAGGAAGAGAAGATCCTTATGATGGCTCTAGAATCTGAAGATGAAGGGGATATGTTCAATGCCATCATTCAGATCATAGACAACTGTACAATGGGTAAAATAAAGAGTGTTGAGGAGCTGCCATACTTCGATATTGAGCACATATTCATCCAGTTGAGGAAGAAGAGCATCGGAGAGATCATCACCGCCAGTACAAAATGCTCGAAGTGTGAGGGAGAGGTGCCTGCTGAGATTAATCTAGATGAAGTCGTCCTTAATACAGTAGATGAAGGCGACAACGTGATACAGATATCAGATTCTATGGGCATTGAAATGAGATATCCGTCCATGTCTGGTTTAAATGTTGAGGGGGCCACAAAAATTGAAAAATCATTCAATCTAATAGCAGCGATGATTAGTTCAGTATATGACGGCGACACTAT